TGCGGACGTCATCCCACAGTGGGGCCGGTGCATCCTGCTGGCGGGCCTTCCCGTCGCGCCGCCCACTGTCTTACCGTGAACGGCCCTCGACCGGGCCATTTCTTTGCCAAGGGCCGGGATGCTGGGCACTCCTGCCCGGCCCTTGATTTTTCCCCCGCCTCGGCGGCCCTTCGCAGTCTCGAAAGGCCCCAGGGGCATCTCGCTTTCCTCCTCTCCCTCCACCCTGGGGCCTGTTTTCGCATCAGTCCAGTTCCAGCGGATTGCCGCAAGGGTCCGCCATCATGATCCGGAGGACACAGAGTATGCATGAGCAGATGGAGCAGCACAAGATCTCCAAACGGCTGCGGCTGGCCTTGGAGTTCGCCCAAGATTTCGCCCTGGCCGAATGCGTGGAGACGGGAGAGCGGGCGGTGCTCCTGTACCGCGATACCGCCGGGCGGTGCTACCGGAGGCTGATCGGGGCCAAAGGGATCAGTGAGATCCCTGAGAGCTTCGATGATTCTACGGTCCTGGCCCGCCTGGCCGCGACGCGACACGCCAGCGCGGCCGATCAACTGGCGATGGATGGCGTGATCACCCAGGCCCTGGCCGAGGGGGATCAGGTGGTGGTGATTCACAACATCGACTGATGAGCGAGGCCAGGCAGAACCGCTGGGCCGGAAAAGTGGCGTGGCTCTTTGACATCGATGCAGGACCGGGACACGGTCCTGCGCAATAGGGGCGTGGGCAGAATTGGGCTTGTGGACTTGAACCACCGACCTCTTGCACCCCATGCAAGGGACATGGCCACCGATGACGGCCACGGGGTCAAGTAAAATAGCAGGAAATAGCAGGGAATACGCAGCGGCAACAGCCGCAGGCATCGATTGGAATTCTTGCGATTCTTTTGTCCACCCCCTCACAACAGCGGAGACCTTGCGGCTGAAGGTAGGCCTGCGGGTGTAGGGAACTGCCAAGGCCAGGGAGGGCCTGGGCCGGCCCGGCGCCGAGGGTCTCCGCATTGGGTAGACACGATCCGCGACGGGGCGGACCGGGGCGCGGGCCTTGGACGCCCCCGTCGTTATCACACAGACAACAGAAACGGAAGGGACAAGGTATGTGGGATTGGTGGAAATTGGCGGCAATGCTGCTGGGACTGGCCGGGATCCTCGGCGGCGTGATGCTGGGGGTCTGCGCGGTCCTGGCGGTGGTCCTGGGGCCGGCGGAGACCGAGGAAACCGAATCGGACATCGACGGGGACCGGCAACGCGAATGCCAGAGGATGCTCGAGGAATTGAGTGCCCACCGCCGGAGGACGGGGTAATGCGCCCGCCGGCGCGGGGGCTGCCTCCCGTCGAGGAACGACCGGACTGGGCCGAGGCAGTCCGCTTTGCGCTCCAGCGGGGGGACACGCCCCAGGGACTGGAGCTGATCGCCCCCTCGGTCTGGCGGATGGTATATCGATCGGTCTACTCCGACGGGGTGTACGACCAGATCGCCCGCTATCGGCTGATCGTGGCGCCAGGACGAGAAGAGGCGGTGCAATTGCTCCGGCGACAGGAATTCGGGTTCGCAGAGCGGATCATCCTGTACGAGGCCGAGACGATCAAAGGATAAGGATCGTCGCATGACACTAAAGGAAATTGTGCGACAGTGGCTTACGGTGAACGGATTTGACGGGTTGTTTCACCCGGGCGGGGAATGCGCCTGTGTACTGCGTGACCTGTCATGTCCGGGGGAGGGGTGCGAGTGGGTATGGAGACGAATGGCATTTCCATATCGGGCGGAAAAAGACGATAACCGCAGGGGACACAGAGGACGCGGAGGGAGGAACCGCAGATGAACGCGGATGAACGCAGAGGGCTGGATTGCAGCGGCCTGGACCTGGACATTTGGGGCGATGGGCGAGCGACGAACTCGACGCCGATCCCGGAAGAGTGGGAATTGGTTCACCCCAGAGACACAGAGGAGACGATCCCATGACACTTAAGGACATTGTGCAGCAATGTATGGAAAGGAAATCCGATGGACACCAGTGAAATGACCGTGACACTTACCCCCCAGATGTTGGCGACGATTCCGCTGCTGGCGGTGGCGATGCAGTTTCTCAAGGGCATCGAGCCGCTGGCCAAGCTCCAGCCGTGGTTCCCGCTGCTGTCGCTGGCCCTGGCGATCGGAGCTGCGATTGTACTGGGCATGGGGGACACGATCCAGGCCCGCGTGATGAGCGGGATCATCATGGGCCTGGCGACCTCGGGCGGCTACGACGCGGCCAAGGTGCCCGGCAAGGCGGTCCAGCCGGGGCCGACGCCATGATCAACACGATTGCGGCGGTGGCGACGGCGGTGGCGGCCCTGGCGGGCCTGGTGGTGTTGCTCTATACGGACCGGCTCACGGCGCGGGCCCGGTGGGAGAAACGGTATGCGGAACTCAACGAGCAATGGGACCGGGCCAAGAAGGCCCATGAGATGGCTGTGGCCCGCGGCACTGGCGATGCTATGGCTCTGTACGACCAGTGGCTGCAGGTGGCCAAGGAACTCAGCCGTCATCGTGGTGCCGGACAGCGAGCGGGTTATCTTTCTCGATCCTAACCAGCCGGCGGCTGCGCCCTGGCCGGCGGTCATCCTGTCCCGCGGGCGGTACCAGGCACTCGTTGAGGCGGAGATGATCGTGCAATCGTGGAGAATGGAATGAGCGGGATCGATATCACAGACCGACTGGTGAGAGTGCAGGGCAACTCACGGGACAACTATCTGGAAATGGAGATCGACGACTACTCGCAGGCCCTGGCCCAGGTGCGCGGGCATGGGTCGTTCTGGCTGACCGCAGATCAGTTGGACGCGACGGGCGCGGCGTTGCACAGCTTGGCGGCGCGGCTTCGGCGGCGAATGCGGGAGGATGCCGGTGCGGGTGCGGCAAACGAGCGTTGATGGGTTGATCGACCGCCACGGCAACTGCCGGAGTCTGGGGGCTCAATGGAACCACAGCCCGATCTTGTACACGCCGGCCCCGCCGGCGGACAAAACTGCGGCGTTGGAGGCGGCGATCGAGTTTGAGGATCGATCCGAGGACACCAGCGAAATGATGTATCAGACCTGCGAACGATGCCGATGGTGGAAGGCGATCCTCGTCGGATTTGGCCGGGTGGCGCCGGTGTGTCACTGTCATGACGCCGTGGCGCATTACATGATACAAACGGGCGCAGCGACGACGTGCGAGCAGTGGACGCCGTCGCTTCGCCACCCCAAAACCTCAGAACAGTCAGAGCCTCGGTCAGGGGGGGAACGTGCCCCCTTGACCGCGGGTTAGGTCGCGGATCCCCGCGAGAGCGAGTCGGTGGGGTGACCCGCTCCGCAGGCGGTCCGAGTATCGTGTGGAGTGCAGAATCAGATGAGCAAAACACGGATGGCACCTGCGGCCGCTGCGGCCGGGGCGCCTGGCGAGGGATCGCCCTCGCCGGCGTCGGTGATCAGTTGGTCGCTGCACCGGTTCCCGTGGCCGGCCAAGCCTGCGCAGCGGTTCTGCCTGGCCTCACCCTGGCTGGCCGTGGTCAATGCGCGGGGGCCCTGGGGTGTGTGGCAGCATTTGCGCCGGGAGCCGGCCTGGCTGCCCCTGTACGACTCGCTCTGGCGAAAGCCCTGGTTCGCCGGGGCGACGCCGGCGGTGCAGATGGGCGTGATCAACGTCTGGCGGATGATGGCCAAGGCGAACTACTGGGGCGTGGAGTGGGGCGAACCGACGCGGCTGTGTTTCCAGTGGGGAATCGATCCCGAGACGCTCAACGCCACGCTCTCGGTGATGCTGGAGGTTGGGGCCCTGGTGTACCTGACGCACGCGGAGAAGCTGGCGATGGAATCGTGGAAGCCCGGCGGGCGGAAACCGGGCGACGGACAACGCCAGATCCGCGACGGTTTAGGGGAAAGAGAGGGGAAAAAGGGGGGGACTATAGGGGGGGATTCTAGGGGTGAGTATGGGGTCCAGGTTTCAGACAGAGACAGCAGAGAGAAGACAGGGACAGTGACAGGGACAGGGGACAGGCGACAGCCCACAGGCAAGCATGCGCGCGCGCTCTTGTCAGGTTCTAGAGATTGTCAGCGCGAGCCAGCGACAGGGACAGACGACAGCGACAGCCGACAGGGACAGGGACACCCACAGGGACAGGCACAGGGCACAGGGCACAGGGACAGCCCCACAGAGCCTGCCAACCTGCCTGATTCTGACCAGGGGAGCGACAACCGCGGAGCCGTCCGCAACCGTCGCTCCCCGTCAGCTCTGGCCGACGACGCCGGCAGACTGGGCGACTACCTGCACTGGAGCGATCCTCTGGCGATGGATTTCGCCCGGCGGATGTTCCGGGCGGTCCTGGGCCGCGAGGCCCCGGCGGACGCTACCACGGCCTCTAGGAGCGATCGGAGCGTCTTGGGGGCCTGGGCATCGGCCTGGGTCAAGAAATTCAGCCACAGCCTCAATCCGGGCCAATTTGAGGCATTCTGTGAGCGGGCCGAACGGGATGTAGCCAAGAAACGCGGCAAGGCCGGGGTCCGGAACCTCGGCGCCGTGGCGATGGATAAGATCGTGCCGGGGATCGTGCGGAGCCTGGCGAAGGAGAAATCATGACAGCGAAACGCAAAGCAAGCGGCAAGCGGCCGGCGGCGAAGGTCGCCAGGGCGGTCAAGCGCCCGCGAGCCACGGGCCACAGGTCACGGGTTGCGAATCAAATCCCTGCGGAACTGGGAAAAGGCCCGAAACGGGGCGATGTCGGCTACGGCAAACCGCCTGTGGAGCATCAGTTTGCCCCCGGGGTTTCGGGCAATCCGGCGGGAACACCGCCGGCGCGAGCGAATTTGTGGCGGCATATCTGCAAGTTCCTGGAGGCCGGGGAGGATGAGGCAAGGCGGGTCCAGGGGGACAAGAGCGAATCTCTGGCCCGGCGGATCGCGGCCAAGCAGGCCCTGCAACTGCTGAAGAAGGGCCTGGTCGGCGTGGCGCTGCAGGCGACGATGCGGATGTGGGACCGCGATGAAGGCCGGCCGGTGGCGCATGTGGTGATGGAGAGCCCGGACGTGCTGACGGCCGAAGAGTGCGAAGAGATCCGGCAGGCGATGAAGATTCACCATGAGTGACGGGTTTGCGATGCTGACGGACCGGCAGATTGCGATGATCGGTAGGAAGATTCTGGCGTATCGGGCGCTGCCCGAGGCCAGGAAGTTCCACTCCTCGCAGGCGAAGTACCGATGGTTCTTCGGGGGAAACCGGTCCGGTAAGAGCGAGTCGAACATCGGGTATGACCTGTGTGCTTTCGCCCTGGGCGTGCATCCGTGGCGAAGGACGCCGGCGGGGGCGGTGCTCTGGGCAATCGCGCCGACCTGGGAGATGGTGGGCAAGATCCTGTGGCAGGAGAAGATCAAGGCCTATCTTCCGATGCGGCGGCTCAAGGGAATCGTCTGGCACAACAAGGGCGCCGACATCCCGAAAGAACTCCTGATCGATAACGGGGCGAGGATCGAACTGAAAGCCTTCGAGCAGGGCCGCGTCGCGTTCCAGGGCCGCGCGGTCGATGCGATCTACTGCGACGAGCAGTGCGAGCACGATTCGGCCTCGATCATGGACGAACTCGTAATGCGTCTGGCGGACCGAAACGGATATATGGCCTGGTCCGCGACTCCTCTGATCGCCCAGGACTGGATGGAGAAGCGCGAGCGAGATCCCGGCCCGCAGGACGCGGTCTTCCATGCGGACCTCAACGACAACCGTAAGAGCCGCGGCGGGTACATCGACGATGCCGAGATCGACGCCCGGATCGCGGCCTGGCCCGAAGAGGTCCAGGCGACGCGTATCAGGGGCTACTTCGCGGCGTTCCTGGGGGCGGTGTATAAGACGTTCCGCCGGGAGGTCCACGTTCAGGAAATCGAGTTGCCGGCGGACGCCCAGCACTATCAGGGAATCGACCTGGGCTTCAACAATCCGTTCGTCTGCCTCTGTGCCGCCCGGTACGGGGCGGACCGCCGATGGCACGTCTACGCAGAGCACTACCAGGCGAGGGAGTCTCTGGCCTGGCATGCCGCGAAAATCCGGGCGATGACCGGCCGGACCCGGATCGTCGCACGCTGGGCCGACCACGACGCCCAGGACATCTACGAGCTGCGGCAGTTGGGGATCGAGACGCTGCCGGCGAAAAAGGATATTCGCCTGGGGATCGAGCTGGTCCAGGCCAAGCTCAAGGTCCAGGCCGACGGCCGGCCTCAACTGACGATCTCGCCGCGATGCCCCAACACGATCCGCGAGATGCTCGCATACCGATGGCGCCAGGGGACCCAGACGCGGGACCCGCGCGATGAGCCCGAAAAACAGGATGACCATTGCCCCGATGCCCTGCGGTACTTGTTGTACAGCACGGAGGGGGCGAGATACTTTGGATCGGACGCGACATGAGACAGACCCCTATCGATCATTTCCCGGTGGACCAGGATGTGCGGTACTCGCGGATCTTCGCCGGGGCGATGTGGCCGGGCGTGAGACCGGGCTGGGTGGTGGTGGTCGGCGAGCATGCGACCGAGCATATCGCCGGACGCCCCTGTCTGGACGTGCTCGATGTGGCGGACTCGCCGCGTCTGGACCGGCTGATTTCGCTCTTGGCGGAGCTGCGGGACTTTTTTCATCCGGAGCGGGTCCTGGCCGACGCCAGGAACGCCGCGGCGATGACGATTTGTAATGAGTACGCGGGGCGGGGCCTTCGCGTGGAGCATTCGGGCCTGTGCGAGCTGCGGGGCCCGATGGCGTACGTGATGCCGCTCTTGCAGCGGATCTACAGCGGACCCGGCTCGCCGGGCGATCGGCTGCGGGTGTCGCCGGCGTCGGCCCTGGCGGGCGAAATGCTGGTGGTGCCGGCCAACGAAGACCCGGCGGATTTGAGACTCGAAGACTATCCGGCCGTGGCGGCCCTGGCGTTTGCGGCGCTGGGCCTGGAGTTGTCCCGCCGGGACGCGGCCGAGCGGCTGCCGGAGCAGACGCGAAGATGATTCACCACAGAGGACACAGAGAGCACAGAGAACAGAAGACAAGAAGGGAAAGGGTATCTGATGACGCCACGACAGATTGTGCACGTGCGGACGGAGGCCCGCTGCGACTGCGAGCGGCTGGGGTCTTGTGTGACGCTGACGCTGGCGTGCGGGCACGTCAAGCGGATGAAGGCCTCGCGGGCCCCGATCGGAAAGACCCACTGCCCGCAGTGCGAACAGCAGCGACAGGCGAAAGGACTCGCAAGCGATGACTCGACGTGACCGACGGGAACAACTGGGGCCGGTGATCGGCCGGCTGCCGGATCTGGAGCCCACGATGAGGATCAGCTACGAGCGGTTCGCCGATCCGGCCCGCTGGCGGCGGATGGCGGAGGACCTGGGCATCACGATCCGCGAGCTGCAGGTGGCGCTACTGCTTCTCAAGGGCCTGTCTCTGGCGGAGATCGGCTCGGCGCTGGGAATCCAAAAGGGCACGGTGCACACGTACAACCAGCGGCTGCACCAGCGGCTGCGGGTCCGCAATCGCGCTGAGCTGGTCACGACGATCGTCCTGGCCTCCGGAATCCTGCTGCCTGCCAATTCAAAAGAGTATCCTTAAATATATACAGGCACACGCGGTTTTACGCGAGAAAACCGCATTTTGGCACATTGGGCCCCTCGAATCTGCGCCGCGGGTCTAGGCTTGGGGCATCGCCGGCCATGACCTGTCTGCCGGACATCAAAATGGTGAACCAGATGGCTGAGAACATCTTTCAGAAATGGAAGCGGGCCAGTCCGCTGATTAAGGACCTGGGCTGGGCTGGATTCGCCAAGTATTGGGCGACCAGTACGGCGCCGGCGAAGGCCCCCAAACCCATCGGACCGACCGATACGGAGGTCCTGGCCAGCGACGAGCGGATCCGCAGGGCCCTGGCCTCTCGGTCACGCAGCAGACGCTCGAGTCTCACGGGCGGACAGACCGACCGCCCGGTCAAACTGCAACTGCCCTCTCTGGTGGGGATCTGACGCATGATCGATCCGAAACAGCTGGTGGCCCGCTGGAATACGCTGGACGCCGCCCGATCGACGGTCAAGAGCCTGGTACAGGAGGTGATGGAGTACTGCCTGCCGCGGCGGGCCACAGTGACGGTCCAGCGGACCGATGGCCAGAACCTCCACAAGTACCTGACCGACTCGACGGCGGAAATGTCGGTCGAGCGTGGGGCCAGCGGGCTGTATGGGGCGATGTGCCCGTCGGACCGGGCGTGGTTCATGCTGACGCCTCCGATCGAACACGGCCGCCTGGCGGGCGAGTTCGGCCGAGACATGCTGGGCGTCTCGGAGACCATGCGGGACCACGTGAGCCGCAGCAACTACGCGGAGGCGGCTTACGAGGGGTTTCTCGATCTGATGACGGCCGGAGTGACCTCGGTGGAGGTCAACCGCGGTTTGGATTCGCTGTTCGAGTACACAGCGTATCCGTTCGAGCAGGTGACGTTCGAGGAGAACAGCCGCGGGCGGGTGGACGCGGTCTACCGGCGGTTCGGCTGGTCCGCCCGCCAGATCGTACAGGAGTTCGGGGAGGGCGAGGCGGCCGTCGGCAAGACGATCTGGGACGCCTACAGCGCCAATGACGGTCGGAACCGGGACAAGATCTTCGAGGTCCTGCACGCGGCGGTGCCGCGGAGCGACTACCCGGGCGGCCGGCTGGACGCCAGGAATATGCCCGTGGCCTCGGTCTGGGTCGCGGTGATGGACGCCAAAGTGCTCCGCGAGAGCGGATGGCCGCAGTTGCGGTACCTTGTCTGCCGGTGGGTGAAGGCCGCCGGCGAGAAGCATGGGCGATCGCCGGCCATGACCTGTCTGCCGGACATCAAAATGGTGAACCAGATCGAGCAGGCGATTATCGATGGCGCCGAGCAGGTCGTGCGGCCTCCGATCCTCAATCCCGACGGCGCCGGCCTGATCAGCAACAGCCGCGACGCCAACGGCAAGCCGGTCATTCTCTTCCGGCCGGGCTCGATCCTCAACTACCGAGTGAACTTCGTCGCCCCTGGGGTCAAGCCGGAGCCCTTCAGTACCGGCGCCCGCGTCGATTTTGGGCTGGAATACGCCGAGAGCAAGCGGCGAATCATCCGGGCGGCGATGTTCAACGATCTGTTCATGGTCCTGATGGACCAGACGCACGCCAAGACCGCCACGGAGGTCCGCGCGATTCTGCATGACCAGATGCGACTGCTCGGTCCGCAGTTCGGGCGGATGAAGGTCGAATTCTTCGACGCCTTGATCCGGATCAACCTGTCGATCATGAGCGAGGTCCCGCAGCTGCTGGGCGGGATTCCGCTGGAGCTGCTGAACCTGGCGAACATCCGGTACACCTCGACGTTGGCTTTGGCCATGGAGTACGCGGAGATGACGGCGATGCAGGACGCGATGGTGTTCCTGTCGCCCTTCGCCGAGATCGATCCGACCGTCTGGGACAACTTCAGTTTCGACGAGATCAGTCGCGGGATCGCCGAGAAGATGGCCCTGCCGCCCCGATGGCTCAAGCCTCGCGACGAAGTCCGGGCCCTGCGGGAGGCCCGCATGCAGTATCAGGCCCAGCAGATGCAGCAGGCGTTGGCCCAGTATCAGGCCGAGCAGATGGCCCGCATAACCCAGAAGCCCGAGCCCGGCTCGCCGGCCGAGGCCGTGGTGCGGGGTGCGGCATGACCGCCTTGGGCTTGACGCAGGCCTCCGACGAGACCCTGCGTGCGTATCGGGAGTTCGCGGCGTGCGGGCAGATAGCCCAGACGATTTTGACGGACCTGGAATCGCAGATTCCGGGCGACTTCTGCCCGGACAATCAGTATGTGACGGCCCATAACCTCGGACAGTTGCGGATCCTGCAGATCCTCAGCGTCCGCCTGGCCGAGTCGCAGACGAATCGAACCTTGTTACCGGAGCATATCAATCATGGCCAAGATCAATGAACCCACGACGGTAGTGACCCAGCGGGACCGTGAGGTGTCGCGCCAGCTGGCGCAGGAGGCCGCGGAGGTGGCTTCGCGACAGATGCAGGAGCGGAACACGATCGTTAAAGCCAAGGGCCTGCTGGCTATCCTGGCGGCGATCCAGCCGCAGGCCCCGGGCTATGGGAGCGTGTATCAGTTGAATCGGCTGGGCCAGCGCAGCCAGGTGACGGCGGACGAGATCGAGCGGGCCCGCCGATGCGTCAACGATTGCGTGGGCAACCCGCCCCGAGCCCCGACGGTGGCCGAGTGCCTGGAGGCCCTGGCGCCTCTGGCCCGCATGCCTCGCGACTATCTGAACCCCAACAAGCAGGCCGTGCAGTTCGCCTTTCCGGACGGCAACGGCAAGAGCGTCGAGGTGACGATCGAGCAGATCGAAGCGGCCGACCGGCTCCGTGCGGCCGGCGGCCTGTAACGCGAACGGACACAGACGAAACCACAGACGATGACGAAAGAGTATGACTGAGAACCCGAACATTCCGGTAATTCCTGCTGGGCCGGGTCCCCTGCCGGCGCCGGCGCCGGCTTCGCCGGGTCCCATGACGATCAGTATCGACGGCCTGGACGCCGAGCTCAGGAATAATAAGACGATCGCCGGCCTGGCGGGCCAGCCCGTACAGAAGGCCCTGAAGATGCTGGCTGATGCCGAGGCGATGATCGGCCGCAAGGGCGTGATCCTGCCCAAAGGGCCCGACGACAAGGAGGGCCTGGCCGCGTTTCGCAAGGCAATTGGCGTTCCGGACTCGCCGGACAAGTACCCGGCCCCCAAGATCCCTGAGGGCCTGACGGTCGATGAGGCGACGGACAAGCAGCTCCGCGCCTGGGCCGCAGAACTGGGCTGGACTCCCGACCAGTTCACCGGCTTCGCCGAGCGGGTCGCGGCCTGGAATGTCGCCACCCAACGGCAGCAGCAGCAGGAGCAGCAGGCCGCCCTGGATGCGGCGAAAGCGGCTTTGAAAACGGAGTTGGGCCCGGCGTACGAGGCCCAGGTGCAACTGGCCAACACGGCAGCGGCGGCCTTCGCCGACGAAAAGGACCTGGCGGCCTTGGCCGACGCGGGCATGCTGGAGCACCCTGCGTTCCTGAAGCTGATGGCTAAAGTCGGTCAGGCGGTCGCTCCGGACCGTCTGTCGCAACAGAAGACCGGCCAAGTCGATTCGGGAGGCCTTCAGAGCAAGATCGACGAGTTGATGCGGTCGCCGGCGTACCTGACCGAACGCGGTCCGGCGCACGATCGCGTGCTCGATGAGTTGCTGCGCCTGCGGAACCAGATGGCCGCAGCACGAAAGAAGTGACGATCGATAGAGTGTCCCGCGGCCGGGGAGCCTTACCGGTCCGGCCGAATGGGGAACCGCAAATGCGGGCAGCCTCGGACATTCCGGGGTCCGCAGCCGGGCGCGGCAAAACGCAAACGGTAGGGTCCGTTTCTGAGGTGTGACGCCGGTCACATGTCACGCCGACGATCGGGGAGCTCTCCAGTGTCGGCCCTTGAGGCCGAGAATTTCCTAACCTATGTTTGATTGGAGAGTTCTCCGATGTCCTACACTGTCACCCAAGCGATGACCGAGCAATTCTCGGCGTCGGTCATCATGCTCAGCCAGCAAAAGACCTCCCGCCTGCAGCAGGCCTGCCAGGTGGCCCAGGTGGTGGGCAAATCGTTTTATGCCGAGCGCCTCGGCACGGCGGAAATGCGAGAGCGGACCGCCCGGCACGCAGACATCCCGTTATCGGAGTTCGAGCACTCCCGGCGCAAGGGCACCATTCATGACATGGCCTGCCGCCACCTGATCGACCGGGCCGACACCGAGAAGATGATCATCGATCCGCACGGCAAGTACGTCCAGAACTGTGTGGCCGCGGCCAATCGCGCCAAGGACATGTGGATCATCGAGGCCCTGGGCGGCGTCGCCCACGGCGGAGAGGCCGGGACCACGCTCATCAACAACTACGACGTCGGCGAGTGCCGGATCATCAATGGCGACGGGACGGTGGTCGCCGCCGGATCGAACGCCTCGAACACGACCGAGACCGCGTTGACGTACTCCAAGCTCGTGACGGCCAAGAACCTGCTGGATGCCGCGGAGATCGATCCCGACCGACGTCGGTACCTCGTGACCAACAACTACAACATCAACAACCTGCTGGAGGACAAGACGCTCAGCGGCGATGAAATGAAGGTGGTACGTGACATCAAGACCGGCCGGATCGAGCAGATCCTGGGCTTCTTCGTCATCCCGATCGAGTACCGCGCCACGGGCACCGGCCTGCGAATGCACTCCATCGACACCAACTGCATCCGCAGTTACGCCTTCGCCGAAGGCGCAGTGACCTTCGGGATCGGCGGCGATGTGCGGACCGTCATCGAACGCATCCCGGAGAAGGACGCCGATCAGGTGCTGTGCACCCTCGAGGTCGGCGCCGAACGCAATGAAGGCCCGGCCGTCGTCGAGATCCTGCTCAAGGCCGCGCCCTGATGAAGTGACAACCGATCAATAGTCCGGTCCCCTCAGGACCGTAAAGAAATGAAGGCCCGGCCGTCGTCGAGATCCTGCTCAAGGCCGCGCCCTGATGAAGTGACAACCGATCAATAGTCCGGTCCCCTCAGGACCGTAAAGAAAGGAACGAATAACGAATATGGCTACAAAATACGGCACCAACGCGACCATTCTGGCGTCCCTGACGCCCAGCAACCTGCTCAAGGCCGAGCAGTCCGGGGGCGTTGTGCGGTCGATGACCGAAGAGTATACCGGGGCCCGTGTCGTCAGCGGCGACATCATCTATCTGGGCAAGATGCCCAAGGGGGCCATTCCGCTGTTCGGTGTGATC